GATCTGTATTCCAAAGTGGATGAGGATGTTGTGGTTCCTTCAGAATCAGAAGAGGTATCTGAGGAAAAATCTGTTGATGAATCCAATATACCTTTCTAATCGTATAAATATCATTAGGAGTCTGGAATCGGTCTGGACTCCTAATTCGTATCGCCTTCGGGGATACCCAATATTCATCTTGCTTAATAGGAGATAACTATGGTTATGCAAGCTCAATTTGATCCGTTCAGGATCTCTAAGTTTGGTATCGGTTTTGATACCACAATAGACAGACTCACATCTGAGTTTTTTACCGATTCCTTTCAAGGAACTCAAAATTTTCCCCCATACAATATAATTAAACGTGATGGTACAAGTTACGACATTGAAATGGCTGTTGCCGGATTTGCAGAAGAAGATCTGGATATAGAATATGCCGACAATGTTTTGACTGTTTCATCAAAAGATAGTGACCCTTTCAAAGACAGTAAGGAACCTGAGTATGTACACAAGGGTATCTCTGCTCGTCAGTTCACCAAAAAGTTCTCACTGGCCGATGATGTCATTGTGAATGATGCATCCATGAAAAATGGAATGCTGACAATCTCAATGGAAAAAATTGTACCAGAAGGTAAAAAGAAACGATCAATAAAGATAGTTTCTGAATAATAACTTGGGGCTTCGGCCCCACTTTCCCCTTATATTATGGAAAATAAAATAAATTCTTTAGAACAAGAAAACATAGAACTCCAAGAAAAAGTTGAACAACTAGAAAGTGACCTTTATGAACTCCAAGAGTGGCAAAAAGGTGCAAAGATAGAATTTCAACAACTTTGGGAACAATTTGGTCTTTAAACAAAAAAAGACTTGACATTTGTAATATAGTATAGTATACTATATTTTTCAAGCGGGTATCGTATAGTGGTATTACCTGAGATTTCCAATCTCATGATAGGTGTTCGATTCACCTTACCCGCTCCATTTTATTATGAAATAATATGTACAAATTTAATGAAGGTGAAATCCTCAAAGAACTCAAAGAGTATATTGACGGCACGTATGGTCAACATTACTCTTCTGGTAAAATCCAATCTACTGAGTTTATCATAGACGCTGGGCATGGTGAAGGGTTTGCCCTAGGTAATATTATTAAGTATGCCCAGCGTTATGGTAAGAAGAATGGATTTAATAAGGATGACTTGCTCAAGGTCATTCACTATGGTATTATTGCATTGAGCATTCATGAAAACCGATTCCCAAATAGGACAATAGAATATGATGAAAATAAGTAAATACACTATGAATATGCTGAAGAACTTCAGTGACATTAATATGTCAATTGAGGTCAAGGCTGGAAATACTTTACGAACTGTATCAGTTCAAAAAAACATACTTGCAGAATCCGCTGTCGAGGAAACTTTTCCTCAAGATTTTGCAATCTATGAATTGAATAGATTCCTTGGTGCGGCCTCGCTTTTTGATGATCCATCATTTGTGTTTGGAGAAAAAACAGTAAGAATTGGTGATGATAAACGTAGTATAGATTATGTTTATTGTGATCCTACAATGATTGTAACTCCACCAGAGAATAATATCAATGTTCCAGATCCAGAGGTATCATTCAAATTATCTCAGGATAATCTGTCTCAGGTTCTAAAGGCCGGTCAAGTCCTTGGTACTCCTGAGATCTCAGTTGAATCAAATGGTACTCAAATGCTTATGAAGGCATTGGATGTCAACAATGATTCATCTGATACATTCAAAATTGAATTGGGAGAAAACTCTCAAACATTCCGTTTCGTTTTCAAAATTGAAAACTTCAAAATGATTTCCAACGATTATGATGTAGAAATATCATCAAAGGGAATCGCTCGTTTCACATTCCAAGATAAAATCCAATATTGGGTTGCTACTGAATCAACATCTACATTTGGAGGCTAATATGTTAAACTTGTTTAAATACATCATATCATTTTTAATGATAATGGTTTGTTATTACATAGTCAGTCAAAACTATCCAGACCTATTCATAGGTTTGGCTCTTGGTTTCTTTGGTTGGCAGATTTTCATGAGCACCAATAGCACTGCAAAAGCATGAATAATGATATATTATGGGTGGAGAGGTATCGCCCCTCTACAGTTGAAGATTTGATTTTACCTGAAAGTATCAAGAATACTTTCAGAGATATAATTGGAGGGGATAAGATACCAAATCTTATTCTCAGTGGAAGTGCCGGCACTGGTAAGACTTCTGCAGCTATAGTATTGTGTAAGGAGTTAAAATGTGACTATATTATTATCAATGGATCTGATGAAGGTCGATTGATTGATACGCTTCGAAATAAACTTACACAATACTGTAGTTCCGTTTCGATGTCTGGTGGTAGAAAAGTTGTCATCATAGATGAGGCTGACTACATGACGCCAGATTCTGTCCAGCCTGCCATGAGAGGTTTTATAGAAAAGTTCTCATCCAATTGTTCCTTTATCTTCACTTGTAATTTCAAGAACAGGATTATCGAACCGATTCATTCAAGGTGTGCAGTCATAGATTATTCTGCATCTGATTCTCAGCAGATGTGTGCTGACTTCATGGAAAGGTGTAATTTCATTCTCAAAGAGGAAGGAATTGAGTCTGATCCAAAAGTTGTTGCAGAACTGATCATGAAACACTTTCCAGATTTTCGTAGAGTTCTCAATGAACTTCAACGATATTCTGTATCTGGAAAGATCGACTCTGGTATCCTGCTAAATATTAGTGATACCAACATGAATGAATTGGTTGAATCACTCAAATCCAAGAACTTCAAATCAGTTCGGGCCTGGGTGGTGAATAATCTTGACAATGACCCACAAAAGGTGTATCGTAAGATATACGACAAATTGTACGAGAAATGCGAACCAGCATCAATCCCTGCGATTATTTTGGTGATTGCAAATTATCAGTACAAGTCTGCCTTTGTGGGAGATCAAGAAATTAATCTAATGGCTTGTTTAGTGGAGATAATGTCTAATGCCAAATTTAAGTAAAGAAGATGCTTTTTATGCTGCTGATAAAGTAATATCTTATTTTAGTGAGTTCAATCGTATTGATGATTATTTTAGACATCGTAAGGTTGATCGTGTAAAGTCAATTCCAACTTCATTGTTTGGTGGGCCGGAAGATGATTTGTTCTCTGATTACAGTATGAATCCAGAGGATATGGAATTTAGAATATGTCAAAAACCAAATGCTTATTTCAATGATCATTTGGAAATTATCGCTTCCTTTTCCCCAGACGAAGCCCCAGGCAAAACTTCCAAACTAGTTATCCAAGAAGTCCATACAGGTAAAGATGTGGGATTTATCAAATTTGGATCTCCTCTTATCAACTCCAAACCAAGAAATGATTGGTTGGGTTCAGTGCCCGATTTGCCCATTTGGAACAAGAGAGTAATCATGGGATTTATTATTGTACCTACACAACCATTTGGATTTAACTATCTTGGTGGAAAACTGATGGCTGCAATATGTTGTTCTCATGAGGCGAGACAGATCTTGGATAAAAAATATAATACAGAATTTTGTTTGTTTGAGACTACATCTTTGTATGGAAACATCAAAGGGGCATCAATGTACGATGGTATGAGGCCATACTTGAAATACAGAGGTGATACTATGAGTAGTTTTCTACTCACTATGGGAGATGACATTTATCCAGAACTGAGAAAATGGTTTGAGGAAAGAAATGATGGGCCGTTGGTTCATAAGGGTGCTTCAAGTAGAAAATTGAAGACTCAAACAAAAATGATTGGGATGATAAAATCTTCCCTCAAAGAATATGATACTTCCAAATATGATAAGTTTTGTGAGTTATTAAAGACTGCAATGGATGTTACCACTCAAAAGCGTTTCTATATGAGTGACTATGGTTATGGTAATGTAATGGATGTCTTAACTGGTAAGACTGATACGTTGATAAAGTCAGACCAGTATGAAAAATATAGTCTTGAAAATATTACAAAGTGGTGGAAGAAAAAGGCTGGTAAGAGATTTAAATCTCTGAAATCAGATGGTCGAGTACGAACTAAATTGGAGTACTGGAACGCTGACACTATTAATTCTATTGATATAATAAGATGAAAATATGTATTGCAAGATTGAGATCAAATGTTCAGTATAGAGGGCCACTAGAAACTGTATTGGATAGTTTTTTTGAAAACTATGTGGATTGGATGAGAGATAATCCCCAACATGAATATCTGACATATAATGTATCATTTGATCATAGAAGACCAAAACGTACACCAGATTCTATAAAAGAGGCAGATGTAATTGTTATCGCTTCAGATTCAGAGTTTAGATATCATGGTGAACT